CACGCGTTCAACATTGAATCAATTGATAGACTTTGTAGAAGAAGATATCTCAGGTTCTGCAACAAGAAAAAAATTCAAGGTTTTTGTGACTGGCGCAGCGTCTCACGATGCAATTGTAGGTTCTGTTACTAGCTCTATCTATCAGACAGTATACGATCAAGATTTTTCACTGCAAACTTCGAATGAATTATTTGATTTGACAATGGGTTTATTTAAGACATCTGATACAGTTGTTTCTGCACAAACAGGAACAGATATCAATGGTAAACTACTATTCACATCAGAATCATTAATGATGCGAGAATAAGTTTCTATTTATAATCAGTTTGCACAAGAGCTGCTCGGTGATAAATCATCACAATTTGTAGCACCTTTTGGAAGCGCAACTGCTACTGATAAGATAAGCGAAGCCCTTTTTGTCAATTTTAAAAGACTTTTTGTAAGAGACGGAATAAAAAGAGAAACATTCGCAATGAGAATGTATAGGAGTGGTTCATCAGCAAATGCTGACGAAGATGGCGCATTGGATTCAAATGGCCAGCCAAATCTTTGGGTAAGCTCAACATCTGGATCTATGATCTTAACAGACGTTGGTGCAGCTAGTAGTATCGAGCGTTCTGCAACAGGTGGTGATGTTGGAAATATTGTAAATAGTTCAAATACATCTGAAACATTAGGCTTGATATTCTATCAAAGAGGCATAGCTGTACTAGATATTGGTAGAATAACTTCAGGATCGCAGTTAATGAGCGGTTCTATTGAAGCAGTTGGAAATGCAGCATCAGCTGTTATTTTTAAAGATAAGCTGATACCTAACTTTTTAACGTCAGCATCAATGGATCAATGTATAGATCACTTGTCATCAGCACGCTTTGGCAAAGGATCACAAACATTTCTAACATTTCAGAATAATACACAAATTAATTCAACTTTAATATTTTGTAGAGCTACAGCAGATGAGTTTAACTTTTCATCAAATCCAACTTATACGGACGCAGACGGCCGTGTAATTGTTATTGATGAAAATGAACAAGGTACACAAAAATCGTTTTCTTTTGTTTCAACAATCGGCTTATACGATGCAAATGAGCAACTACTTGCAGTTGCTAAACTTAGCCGTCCTGTTGAAAAGAATGATGAAAAAGATCTCACATTCAGAGTACGACTAGACTTCTAAGATGGAATTATGTCATTTATTGAGCTTAAAAAAGAATTGTTCGAGACGAGCACTATCACACTTAAACCTGAAGTTCACTTTGTCTCTTCTTCGTTAGGGGAATATCCAGCAACAGGTAGCGCATATGTCGCACCGATAAGATCGAAATGCATAAAAGATCTAGTTTCAAAAAACATCTCTGAAGTTAACAGAGATAAAAAAGTTAATCCTTTTAATTTAGTTGATTTTGATATATTTGACATCATGTCTAAAGTAAATAACAGTATTAGAAGTAACTATTCAGCTTTTGCAGCAGGCATAAACATAGATTCAGTAATGGAATTGTATTTTAACGCTGTCAACAATGCGCCAAAAGATATTAGATATAGTAAGTTTCTTGATATGTACAGATTTGATTCGCCTTTAAAGTTTAACATATGTCATACAATTAAGCGAAATATTAATAATGTATTACAACCTTATTACTCGCATAGATATCCAAACAGTGGTTTGCATTATACAAACTTCAACTGTTTAAATTTTTTTACAAACGATAGTGTGCCTGATGACAGCTGTCTTATATACCCTAATCTAAGTGATGTTTACACGCCGCCAAAAGGATTTTGTTTAGATTTTTGGATTAATCCAAAGTATGACAACAAAATACCTGCAAGTGAGTACACAGCCGGCACAATATTTCATATGTCATCATCAATTGCTGTATCACTTGTAAGCGGATCAAATTTAGATGAATTTAATCTTGTTGATGATTTTAAAATATTGCTGCAACTAAGTCATAGCGCTGATTCTAACCCTAGCAACGTTAATTTAGCTAGTCCAAATGCTACTAGTGACTTAATATTTACATCATCATTTTCTTTAAACAAAAATACATGGCATCATATTTCCATCAATTGGGATCCGAGCGTAGATAATTCAACTGGGTCTATATCAACAGACGGTAATTTAGATAATTTTTACATACAATCATCAAGTATATCAACTACTGGTAACAATGCAGTCTTTATTGGTAACTACTTTGACTCTATAAATGCAGATTCACAAAAGTTTTTTAATGCAACAAAAGCTGCTGCACAAGGATTGACACAATTAACTGCGATAACCACAGAACCCGCAAATCAATCCGGAATACTGTCTAATCCATTAAATGCAGAAATTCATGATATAAAATTGTTCAATAGAGCATTGAGCAAGTATGAAATTGAAACTATAGTCACGGGTGGGATTAATCAAATAATTTCAACAAAAGCCGGCTGCGAAATTTCTAATAAAAGCTTGTATGACGATCTATTATTTTTTGTGCCTCCTTTCTTTTATCCTGAGACACGCGCAAGAGAAGTAATTGTGACGCCATTCCAAACGATCGCAACATCAACAAACGATCCGTTTAACACCGCATATTCTTTTGGTGTAGGCGGTAAAATAATAAATTTAGAAAATTTTGTTAAAGAGTTTAAGCAAGGTGAGTTTCCTAGACTGCAATCTTTAACCGGTTCAGTTATGAACGCAATAGTTGAAAATATCACAGCAGATGAGTTTGTTTATAATACAGGATCACTTGTAAAGAGAAACTTAACAATCCTGCCTTGCGACAACGGCCTATTTTATCCAGACTATTATCCAATATCTATATCTACGCAATATGAAAGTACGTCTTACGTTAATAACGGAACACACTATGATTATTCTAGAATAAGCTTAGATAATCTAATACCTTCATCTTCTTTGTTTCCTGGGCTAGTATTTCAAGGTGGCTCAATTTTTGATGAAGTAGTAGGCTCATCACCAAAAAACCCAGGTGTAGCACCAGGTTCTGTTTTAACTATAGCACAAAGAACAAGAGATAGATCGAGTAACGAAACAACAATATTTGATATATCTAATTTGTACTACGGAAATAGAATAGTAGAAAATACATTTGAAGTAATTGATTTAAATCTTACAGGCTCATCAGATACAATTAGTATAAAAATAAAAGATAATGGCGAAGGAAGCTTATATCGCGCGGACTGCAGATCGAAACATGCGACATGGAATAATATTGGCGACATATACTATCATGAAGGAATAGTAAATATAAAAACACCGCATCTACCTTACTTTTGTAAGGATGAGTCAGATATTAAATTTAAAGGTGAACAAAATATTCACATCATGATGTTAAACGTGCCTTGCGAAAAAGGAATGTTAAATAGCTCGAGTAATTCTTCTTATATTGCATTACCACCAACAGATAATGTAAACGACAGAGACTTATCCACTGTTTTCTTAACAACAGTTAACATTCATGATAATAACTTTAATATTATAATGAAAGCTAACTTCGCTCAGCCTATAGTCAAAACAGAAGAGGACGAGTTTATTGTTAGACTAAAACAGGACTTTTAATATGCTTTTAGCCTTAGATATATCAACAAGCTCAACAGGTTACTGTGTATTTGACGAGGATACACTTGTTGACATTGGGTACGTATCGTTGAGCAAACATAAAGGCTTATATGCAAAAGCCGGTCATATCAAAACAGAGCTGCTTTCTATACAAGCAAAATTTAATATAACTTCTGTTGCAGTAGAAGAGAACTTACAGTCGTTTCGCCCCGGCTTATCGTCAGCAAAAACATTAATGACATTAGCACAATTTAATGGTGTTGTCCGGTGGATATGTCATGAAACATTAAATGTACCAGTTACATCAATTAACGTTAATGCTGCAAGAAAAGCTGTCGGATTAAAAATAGATAGAAAAAGTAACAAAAGTACAAAAGAACAAGTTGTTGATTGGGTTTCAAGTGTTAATGCTGATATCGTGTGGCCAACAAAAATAATGAAATCAGGAAAAAATAAAGGTCAAATTAGAATTATAAACGAATGCTTTGATATGGCAGATGCGTATGTTATTGCAAAAGCACGCAAACTAATTGAAAATTAAAAATATGCATGTTATTATATTAGCATGTATACATTTAAACAAAAATTAGATTTAATAAAAGCAAACTTTGGATCATACAAATTATCAGGCGCTGAAAAAAATGCTTCTGTTATGTGTCCTTTTTGTCAAGATAAAGGCAAGATGACAAATAAAAAGAAGCTTTCTATTTGCCTAGATACTGGTGTTTATCATTGTTGGGTTTGTGAATCTAAAGGTAGGAATATAGGTAAAGCTGCTTTAAAGTACTCAGATTACAAAGACAAAGCACTAGAATTAACTTCTGTGTTTGGCGGTTTAAAAAAAGAAGAAATTGAAGAAATTGAAAAAAATGAAGTTAAACTACCTGAGGACTTTTGTTTAATTGCTGACATGTCTAATAAAAAAAGAAAAAGACATAGAAGACATATTAAATATCTTTATAATAGAGGTTTCACAGATGAAGATATACTGCGTTTTCGAATTGGTGCTAGCTCAGAATATCAATTTGCTTCAAGCGTAATATTCCCATCAAATGACGCAGAAGGTAAGATTAATTATTTTATTTCTAGATCTATAGATAGCAATGCATACAGAAAGTATAAAAATTGCATGCTTAGTAGAAAAGAAGTTATATTTAAAGAATTTGATATCGAGTTTGATAAGGAGCTAGTTTTAACAGAAGGCGTTTTTGATTTACTACATTGTCCTGAGAATTCAACTTGTATACTTGGTAGTTGGCTAGATCAAAATTATTATTTATTTAGACAGATTGTTAAAAATAAAACACCGATCGTGTTATGCTTAGATCCGGATGCAAAAGATAAATCGATTAAAATTGCTAAACTATTGAGTTCATATTGTGTGCCTATTAGATTATCACAACATTCAGGTAAAGATTTTGGTGACATGGAAAAAGAAAAAGTTACTCATTACATAAACACTGCAAAACATTTTGAATTTGCTGATTCTGTAGGATATTTAATAAATAACATAACATCAGGTTCGATGTATTAGCAAGGAGCATAATAAATGAAGTTATCTAGAGCAAAAATTAGGAATTTAATTATAAAAGAATTCCAATCAATGGGTGAAGACGTAATAGTACCTCGCGCTGTTGCATCATCACAAGACACACCGCCTTTAAGCGCTGCATTAAAATGCGAACAATGTGGATCTACAATGAATGAAGATGAATGCATGGAGTGCGGTTATGTAGCACAAAGCAAAATATTTGAAGGATCAGGATGCGGCTGTGGCACATGTGAAAAATGTAATTCTAAATTAAATAATTCAAACAATAATTATATGGCCAAGGCTTCGCTATATAAAGTTTCAAAATACGCACAAAAGCTACTTAATATGATACCTGACGGTTATGAGCTAGATGATTGGCAAAGAACAAAAATAGCGCAACTTGCAGATGATATCTCTGAAGTTTATCATGCACTAGATTACGATGAGCACGAAGGCGAAATTTAATGAAAAGTTTGCTGCCGTTATTTTCCGAAACGCGACAAAACTATAATGATACAATTCCAAAAAAGTATCAAAAAAGAATTGAAAGAGACTGCAGATATATTAATAGCATAGATAACTTGCCTAAATTGAGTTATCCAAAAATTGGTTCAAAAGAGCATAACAGTGATGTTGAACAAGTTATATTTTATTATGCAAACCCAAGCATGAATAACACTTTTTTAAACATGTCAAATAATTCAGTAGAAGACTGCTTTAAAGTTTTTAGTAAAGAAATGGGGCTCAATATAAATTGGAAACATTTATCTTTATTATTAGACGATACTGATACAATAGTCCTAAAACTAAAGTTTGCTCACGCTAGACCTCGACCTAAGCACTTGCTACAAAATGAAAGTGAGTTATACTGCGCAATTAAAGATTCAAATACACCGTCATATCCCTCTGGTCATACTGCTATAGCATATTTTACTGCAGCTATGATCGGCAATGCTTTTCCAGAAGTAAAAATGGATGCAGAAACATTAGCAGAAATGATTGCGCAATCAAGAATTGAAAATGGTATGCATTATCCGTCTGACATATCAGCGGGCAAGATGATTGGTCAAATGCTAGCTGATTCATATATTTCATCAAAAAGTTATGAAGACGCATGTAATACTAAAATTAAAAAGTCTGATGTTCGAAAATTTGTTAAAGATTTAATTAGTAAGTCAACAAATAATAATCTATATAGCGATTTTGCATATTTTCTTAAAAAGACAAATGAAATAGAAAACATTGATATACCCTATGATGATTGTGTAAAATGCGCAAAAAAAGTATTGCAATGTTATCCAGTAAAATATTGCACAGACAATATAGACCTGCTAAGCACTTTAAAAATGCTGATAAAAGCAAATAGCTTAACCCCTCTCGATAATCCGTTTAAAATAATTAATTTGCATAAATGCATCAATGATAATGTGCTAGTTGATGCCGCACCTGGCGAAATAAGAAACTTTGACCACAAGTCACCAGCAGGTATCACGTATACAGCACCAGACTTAATATATCGTGAAATAAATAATTTTTGCAGCAATGAAAATGATCCTTTTTTAAGGCATGCTTTGTTTGAATATATCCACCCGTTTGCTGATGGTAATGGAAGGCTTGGCCGCGTAATTCTCTGTAGCGACTTAAATTTTAATTTTGCAAAAACAAATAAGCTGATCAGCAACAATTACATTAGAAATCTTAACATTTGCTTTGACCACATAATCAAGTAGTTATTAACCCTTGTAAAACACATGTAACATACATATACTTGTGTTATAATAGTATTAATAACTATAAAGGAAAGCTTATGCCTAAATTAACTAAAAAACAAATTAAAGAAGCACGAAAACAAGCATTAGAAGCAAGAGAAAAAGCTGAGCAAGAATTATTAAGCGAGCTAACAGATGAAGAAAAAAGTAAAAGAATAGAGTCTGAAGAAAATAAAAAAGTTAAAAAAGATCGCCTAGGCTTAACATATGAAGATAGAAAGAAAATAAAAGATCTAGATGTGAATAGGCAAACTGCTAAAGTTACTTGGAATATTAACGTAGGTGACTTGGTATATTTACCAGACGAATCGATAGGTTTGGTTGTTAAAGAGAATTCCACGAATATTCAGGTTAATAAGCGATCGCATGACAACAAGAAGAATCTTTCAAAGTATGCTGGGAGAGTATTTGTTATAACATCATCGGGAAATGACTGGTTTTATCCATCATCACTAAAACATGTTAACTAAACTCATGTAACATTAATCCATGCAAGTTATAATAATAAAGATTACAAAACACAACCGTAAGGAGCAAAAATGGACATTCAAACATTCATCAAAGTAGTATCTTCACTACCAGCAGATATATCAGTATTAGCAAAAGGACCTACTGGCATTGGAAAATCTCATATTTTTCATAAAATTGGTGATACCATAAACCTACCAGTCGTAGACAGGCGATTAAGTCAAATGACTGAAGGCGATATCATTGGATTGCCAGAATTAGTTGACGGTGTAACAAGATTTGCACCCGTTGATTGGTTAATTAGGGCATGTAAAGAGCCTGTTGTGTTATTTTTTGATGAATTAAACAGGGCTACAATTGAAGTTCAACAATGTGCATTTCAAATTGTATTAGACAGAGAATTAAACGGCCATAAGCTACACCCCAAAACTCGTGTGTATGCAGCTATTAATGAAGGTAGCGAATATCAAGTTACTGACATGGATCCTGCGCTACTTAGAAGATTTTGGACTATGGCTATTGAACCAACAACAGAAGACTGGTTAACATGGGCTTCAGATAGAACAGATATTGCAGCTTCAGTTTGTGATTTTATTAAAAAATATCCATCACACCTTAGACATGTTGGTGAGCTAGAGTCAGGAAAAGTATATCCAAATCCTGCTTCTTGGCATAGACTATGTGCTTCTTTAATATACGCGGATATGAATCCTGATGATTACGCTGGAAAAAGCTTGCCTGACTTATTTTATGCAATGTGCACAGGTTTTATTGGCACAACCACATCAGTAGCATTTGCTGAGTTTATTAGAAACTATGAAACAAAGTTTTCTGCTGAAGATGTACTTGATAAATATCCAACGCTTAACAAAGATATTGATGCATTGTCAAATGATAAAAAGAATGATCTTTTGGAACAAATTGTACTTAGTACTAAAAATAACGAGCCAACAATAACACAAGTTCAAAATGCATGTGAATTTGCTAAAAAATGTTCAGAAGAAATGATAATTAATTTTTTCAACATGGTGATGGAAACAAAAAAGATAGATAATATTAGAAAATTTCACAAGGAGCTAGGTAAACTAGTAACAGAGATCGTTAATTCTTCTTCAAAATATTAAATATTTTAAAACGCAATTAATTCGTGCAACTTGCATTTTAAAATGTTATAATAATATTAAATTAAGGAGTATATAATGGTTGGTAGTGAAATAACATCGAAAAAATTTGAAAAACTTTTAGTAGCTTTTCTTTTTGACGAACCTTTTTTTAGTTCAATAGTTCGCTCTATGAACAAAATAAGAACTGAAACAATTGTGCCTACAGCCGGTGTTTCAGTACAACAAGGCTCTATATGTCTATACTGGAACCCTAATTTTATTGAAACACTAACAAAAGATCAATTTTTTGGACTTATGAAACATGAATGTTATCACTTGATTTTTAATCATGTAACTTCTAGAAAACAAGATCCGCACATATTGTGGAATATTGCTACTGATTTAGCAATTAATAGCATAATTCCGTCAAACCAATTACCTGAAGGTGGGTTGATACCGGGGCAACCATTTTCGTCTATGGCAGATTTACAGGATGAAGAAACAACTAAAAAAGCAGTTATGATAAGTGACGTAATTAAATCGTTACCAGTCAATAAAACATCAGAGTGGTACATGGAAAAGTTAAGAGAAAATCCTGATGTCAAAGAAGCAATGGAGTCATACTTTGGTGACAATCCAGGGTTTGATGTACATTTTGATATTGATGATGGTGACATGTCAGAATCTGATAAAGAGTTAATGAAAGGCAAGTTAAAAGAAATAATAAAGAAATCTGCAGATCGAGCAAATCAAAACAACGCATGGGGATCTGTATCTTTTGATATAAAAACACAAATTATTGCTTCTATTGAAGATACAATCGACTGGAAGAAGACACTTCATTACTTTTGTGGAAATAAGCAAAAAGCTAATAAGTCAAAAACATATCGCAGAATTAATAGAAAGTATCCATATATTCACCCTGGCACAAAAACAAAAAGAACTTCAAATTTAGCGATATACATAGATCAATCAGGTTCGGTAGGCGATGATGGAATTGCAGCTTTCTTTTCATCGTTAAACAAACTAGCAAGAAATGTAGCTTTTAATGTCTTTCACTTCGATACTGTAGTTGATAAAAATTCTGAGTATGCATGGCGAAAAGGAAAAAAATATAAACTGCCGATGCGTACATTAACTGGTGGTACATGCTTTGATTGTGTAGAATCACACTTTAGAAAGCGCGCTGCAGAGTTTGACGGGTACATTATTATGACTGATGGCTGTGCGCAAAAGCCAAAAAGTTGTATATCTAAAAGATGCTGGGTATTATTACCAGGATATAAACTACAATTTACTCATGACAGAAAAGATTCGGTTGTAAAAATGGAGATGTAAATAAATGAGAATTATACATATTGCTGATGTACATTGGCGAGGTCTTTCTAGACATGATGAATATATTTTGGCATTTAAAGATTTTTTTAAAAAAGTTGAAAAGCTTAAACCTGACATTATATATGTAGGTGGTGATATTGTACATAGCAAAACGCAGGGAATTTCACCAGAGATCATACAGAGCCTCTGCTGGTGGTTTAAACGATTAGCTTCAATTTGTCCAACACATGTCATACTAGGCAATCATGACGGATTAATTTTAAACAAAGATCGTCAAGATGCAATTACGCCTATAATTGAAGCAATTAACGATCCAAATATATTTCTTTATAAACATTCAGGCATATATGATACAGGGTACCCAGGATTTAAGTGGTGTGTATTTTCTTGTTTCGATGAAGAAAACTGGGTTAACATTAATCCTGACCCACTAGACGTAAATATCGCATTGTATCATGGCGCGGTTCGAGGATCATTGACCGATGTTGATTGGCAACTTGATGGTGAGATTAATCTTAACTTTTTTAAAGGTTTTGACTACGCCTTATTGGGTGATATACATAAAAGACAATTCCTTAATAAAGAAAAAACAGTTGCATACTGTGGTAGTACAATTCAACAAAACTATGGTGAAACAAGAGAAAAAGGCTTTTTGGTTTGGGATATCAGGGGTAGAAATGATTTTGATGTAAAATTTCATGAAGTTGAAAATATATATCCTTTCATAACAGTTGATTGGGCAGGTTCCTTAGAGGCAACAATAGCAGCATGCAAAAAGCATCCACGTAGATCTAGATTTAGAATAAGAGCAGATAATTTCATACCACAATCAGATGCAAAAAGAATACAAAAACTTTTAAAGAAGAGTCATAACTCAAAAGAAGTTGTTTTTAAGATAGAGACTAAGTTTGAAGCAGAAAGTATAATAGACAAAGAAGATAACAATGCCCTAGATTTAAGAAGCAGTGAAACTCATTTGACATTACTTAAATCATACTATAAAAATCATGATTTAAAAGAAGCTGAATGGGATGCGCTTAGATTGATGACTGAAAAATATGTTAATCAAATTGCCAGATTAGATAATGAAAGAAGAAATATAAAATGGACAATCAATTCAATGAAATTTGATAATATGTTTGCTTACGGCGAAGATAATTTTATAAATTTTGATTCATTACAAGGTATCACAGGAATATTTGGAAAAAATGCAAGAGGAAAATCATCAATTATAGGAAGCTTAGCTTACGGTTTGTTTAATACAACTGATCGAGGCGCAATAAAAAATATTCATATAATAAACACTAGAAGGAATAGTTGCAAAACTGAGATAGACATATCAATAGCAGGTACAAAGTATAGAATTGTTAGAAATACAATTAAAAAACAAACAAAGAAAGATGTTTGGGCACCTACAACTTTAAAGTTTTATAAAATTGATCGATCAGGTACTATAATTGATGACTTGACAGAAGAGCAAAGAAGAGAAACTGAAAAAATTCTAAGACAAACAATCGGTACATCAGAAGAATTTATGCTGACTAGTCTAGCCTCACAAGGTGAGATTAACAATTTTATAAAAGAAAAAGCAGCTGCAAGAAAAAACATTCTTTCAAACTTTTTAGACTTAGAAGTTTTTGATAAGATAAATGAGATGGCAAAAAAAGATTCATCTTCTTCACGGTCAATAATTAGTACTTTGACTGGTGAGAATTGGGATCAAAAATTAGAATTAAGCATGCTGAAGATTGATGATCATCTAAAGGAAAAATTGTGTATAGAAGATAAGATATCAGATCTTAGAAATACTTTAGATGAACTTAAGTCCCGACTTCATAAAGTTGATTCTGCAGATTTAGTTGCACAATCAGAAATAGATAAGATTACTAAAAGTATTGATTTGAAAAAAGACGAAATACAAAAAAACAATACAAAAAAGTTATTATTAAGCGAAAAAATAGTTGATCAAGAGTCTAAAATTAATAAAATAGAAAGCTTTATAGAAGCATTTAATCTTGAAGATGTAAAAAAGAAAAAGAATTCAAAAACAAAGATAAAACTCAGTCTATTAGAGCTTCAAGGATCTTTAAATTTAGAGAGAAGCGAGCTAAAACAAATTGAAAAGTCTGTTTCTATTTTAGATCAAGTACCTTGTGGTGAAACGTTTTTAAATTGCAAGTTTATTAAAAATTCTCACAAAAATAAACAAAAATTAGATGTACAACAAAGAAAAGTAACATTTCTTTCTGTTAAAATAGATGACATATCAAATGAATTAGAAAATCTTTCTGAAGACTATGACAAAAAATTAGAAAAATATGCACAAATTATTCAAAAAAAGTCAGAGTTAATTAGTGGTATAACAAATCAAAAAGTTTTAATAGAACGATTGGATCAGATTACTTCGCAAGAAAACAATAGCCTTAATTTGTTAATGACAGAATCACATAAAATAAAACAACGCTTTGCTGAACAAGATTCAGACAACCCTATTGTAATGATAAAAGATTCCATATCAAAAACAAGCATAGCAATCAAAGCTGAAGATATTAACAGGAATAGAGTGCTTAATCTTTTGGCTTCGTGGCGCGCAAAACGAGATATATGCAAACAAAATAAAGAAAAATATGAAAAACTTAGAAAGGATCTTAAGCTTTATGACATGTTTATCCAAGCATCATCTAAGAAGGGAATACCTGTACAGATAATACATACATTACTTCCTAAAATAAACATTGAAATAACAAAGATACTTCAAGGCGTTGTAGGCTTTACAGTTGCACTTGAAGCTGATTTAGAAAGTAATTCTATGGATATATATATAGACTATGGAGACTCAAAAAGAATTATAGAATTAGCCTCCGGTATGGAAAAAATGATGGCATCACTTGCAATTAGAGTTGCGTTAATTAACGTTTCTACTTTGCCAAAGACAAATATGTTAATAATAGATGAAGGATTTGGTTCTTTAGATGAAACAAATTTAGAATCTTGCAGTAAACTACTAGTATCTTTTAAAAAATGGTTTAGAAATATAATCATAATATCACATATAGATGCAATTAAAGATATTGTAGATAATTCTATAGAGATACTAAAGAAAGGAGTAGATTCACATGTACACAGCCCATAAAGTATTATTTAATGATAATGGTCTAGCTAAGGATTCTTTTTTTTGCAAATTATGTAAGTTTGTTTTAGTCGGCAGAGTTGATTTTTTAAAAAATAAAGAGTACGAATGTTGTGGTGAGTGCTATTTAACTTTTGTGGAATCTAGAAAAGATTTATGGAAAGAAGGTTGGCGACCAGATAAAACTGCCCTTGATGAGTATATTTATAAAAGAACGCAATTGATTATAGGAGTAAATAATGAATTTTGATGAAATAAGAAAGTTAGGAGCTATTCTTGACGGAACTTATAAAGATACAGATAACAACGGATCTTTTAAGATTATTTCAAAGCTTAACGGAGATTCTATGATGACAATTACATGCATGGTTGTTGTTAATCTTTTAAATCGAGCTGAAATGAAAGTTGAAGCTAAAAAAGCTGAAGATCAATTAGCAAAGGCATGTAATGCAAAGCTTAAAGACATTAAGTCAGAGTTTAAGCTAGAATGTGGTCGAGCCTTAAAAACAAAACAAGCAGGTATGATACCTTCTGTTGAGTTAATCAATATGAACGTATACTCTCCTAAGGGTCTAGCCCTTGTAAGGAATTTATTTAATTTTGAGGTTAGTTAATTGGCTTCAAAAACACAAAATGTCAAAGAAATAATAAAGTGTGGTAAAAATCCTAACTATTTTTTTAAAAATTATTTAAAAATTCAGCATCCCGTAAAAGGGTTGATACCTTTTGATACTTTTCCGTTCCAAGACGATTGTGTGGAACAATTCAATGATAACAGATTTAACATTGTATTAAAGTCTAGACAACTAGGAATGTCAACGCTAGTAGCCGGCTATTCAGTATGGATGGCAATATTTCAAAGAGAGAAAAATATTCTTATTATTGCAACAAAGCTAGCTGTTGCACAAAACTTTATTACAAAAGTAAAGACAATGATAAGATCATTACCTAAGTGGCTGATGTTACCTGAAATTACCGCAAATAATAAGCAACAGATACAATTTAGTCATGGTTCTTCTATCAAGGCAATTCCTACATCTGAAGATGCTGGAAGATCAGAAGCATTATCATTACTAATTGTTGACGAAGCAGCATTTGTTAGAAACTTTGATACAATATGGACAGGTATATATCCAACAGTTTCAACAGGTGGTCGGGTAATTATTCTATCTACACCTAATGGAGCAGGTGGCCAGTACTATAAGCTATATACACATGCAGAAGCTGGATTAAATGAATTCAATGCAATAAAATTAAATTGGGACGTGCATCCAGAAAGAGATGCTGAGTGGTTTTCAAAAACCACAGGTAACATGTCTAAAAGGCAAATAGCACAAGAATACTTGTGTGACTTTACTACGAGTGGAGAAACATTTTTAGATAATACAGTTGTTGAATGGCTCAGGCAGATAGTCACTAAACCCTTAGAACGCACAGGATCAGATAGGAATGTGTGGATATGGAAATATCCGTTATCAGAACATTCTTATGTAATGTCTGCTGATGTGGCACGAGGCGACTCAAAAGATTTCTCAACATTTCATATTATAGATTTAAATACTGGTGAAATTGTTTGTGAGTATAAAGGTAAAATTAGACCTGACAATTTTGGGGTACTTTTAAATGAATTTGGTTTAAAGTATAATAAAGCATTACTATGTCCTGAAAACAATAGTTACGGATATGCAACAATACTTAAGCTAATAGAATTAAGATATCCTAGATTGTATTATAAACAAAAAAGTAATGCTGCATATATAGGCAATTATGTTCCGGCATCTACACCAGATACAGCAGGTTTTAATACAAACGGAAAGACTAGAGGCACAGTGCTAGCAAAACTTGAAGAGGCTTTAAGAAATAAACAATTAATTTCTTATTCATCAAGATTTTATGAAGAGTTAAAGGTATTTACATGGCAAAGCGGTAAAGCTCAAGCAAAAAGAGGTTTTAACGATGACTTAGTAATGAGTGCTGCGATTGGATCATGGCTATTTGATTCGAATTCAGAAATTAATAATTCTACAAAAGGTTTGAATACAGCAATGTTATCAGCATTTCAGGTAAAAAGAAATGAGTATAAATCAGAACAAAATTCTTTATCATCACCAATCTATAGATCTGGGCAAAATGATAAAAAAAATATCAAGCCAGATATTAAATCTGCAATTAATCGCAGTAGTATACCAGATGATATGTTATGGATTTTAAAATAGGTGTAAATTATGGCAGAAAAAAATAATGGTAATTTGTTTCAAAAGTTAACTAGATTATTTCGTTCAGGCCCGGTTATTAAAAGAAACGTTTTAAAGCCTGTGGATAGTAAAACTTCTACAGCGTTTGAATCTTTTAGGAAAAACCAGTCACAAGTATATAGCGCAGCAATGTCTGCATATGGTACTTATGATAGAATGGCAAGGTATTCAGATTTTTCAGAAATGGAGTACACACCGGAAATTGCGAGTGCTTTAGATATCTACGCAGAAGAATCTGTAGCTGCAGATGAAAATGGAATGACACTTCATATTTACTCGGAAAATACAAAAATAAAAGAAATATTAACAGAGCTGTTTTATGATACACTTAATATTGAATTTAATCTAACATCTTGGGTTAGAAATTTAGTAAAGTATGGTGATTTTTTCCTTTTTAATGATGTACACCCAGAATACGGTGTGATAAATGCGTACCCGCTTCCAATATCAGAGCTTGAAAGAGAAGAAGGCTACGATCCAAATGATCCTTTAGCAGTTAGATTTAGATGGGTAACACAAGGAAATCAAGTTTTAGAAAACTGGCAAATATCTCATATGAGATTACTTGGTAACGATGCTTTCTTACCGTATGGATCATCTGTTCTTGAACCTGCAAGAAGAATATGGCGACAATTGATTCTTTTAGAAGACGCTATGTTGGTATACAGAATCGTTCGTGCTCCGGAAAGAAGAGTTTTTAAAATTGATGTGGGTAATGTGCCACCTGATGAAATTGCAAACTATATGGAACAAGCACAATCTAGTCTTAAAAGATCACCTGTTGTTGATAAATCAACAGGAAAAGTTGATTTAAGATATAATCCGCTTTCTGTTGATGAAGATTATTTTATACCAGTAAGAGGCGCGGACTCAGGCACAGCAATCGATACACTGGGCGGCGGAACAATGGCCGGCGAAACAAACGATGTAGAATATATTCAAAAGAAATTATTCTCTGCGTTAAAAATACCAAAAGCATACTTAGGTTATGACGAAGGTCTTGGCGCCAAAGCAACATTGTCGCAAGAAGATATAAGATTTAGTAGAACTATTGCAAGAATACAAAGAACTATTCTTTCTGAACTAAATAAGCTAGCAATAGTACATTTATACTGTCAAGGCTTTACAGACGAAGATTTGTTAGACTTTTCTTTGACACTCTCAAATCCATCAACTATAGCACAGCAACAAAAGCTCGAGTTGTTTAGAACAAGATTTGAAGTTGCTGCTACAGCGCTACAAACGCCTGGGCTTATAGACAGAAACTGGGTTCAAAAAAACGTAATAAGACTTTCAGACGAAGAGATATTAAGTATTAAAAAAGGATTAGCTTCAGACAAAGTAAACGATTTAGAAATAGAAGCCACGCAAATTCAAACTGCAGAAGGGCCTGAGATTGGTCTTGGTGCACAACAGCCAGGAGGGCCGACGTTACCCGGTATCGATCTTGGGCAACCATCCGGTCCAGGTGTAGATACAGGCCCTTTAGGCGACTTAAGTGGTAATATATCTGAAAAGAGTATGCTTTCTATTAACGATGATGATGCTCCCATTAAAGCACAAAATATTATTAATAATATTGCAAAAATAAATGAAGAGATGAATGAAGATGAATATTCTGAAGATGAAGCTTCTGAAGATCATTTAACAGAATTTGAGCTGTGGCAGAGCTCGCAACAACAAGATTTTAAAACAAAACAAAAGAAAGCAAAACATTCAATTTCAGATAATATGAGTAGTACGTATCAAAGATTGAGAGCACAAAACGATGTTTCAGGAATACCTCGAATGATGTCAGATATGAAAGCTCTTAAGAGTCCTCATAAAAAAATAGCTCGCGAAACAATGATTAATGAAGAAGATTTGGATATTAGCGAATACTTAGATAATAAGATTAATCAAAATGCAAAAATAACAGGCAGATTAAAATCAACACTTAGCAGACTAGATCAAAAATTCGGAAAACACTCACCCAGTGTTATCTCTGAGAATAATTCATCAGGGTCAGGGGAAGATAATGAATAAACATAATAAAAAAAGAAACGTAGGTATAATGTATGAATTGCTACTGCGTCATATTTCTAGTCAATTAATAGAAAACAATAAGCAAAATGCTAAAATTGCCACTAGAATTCTAGAAAAAAGATATGCAAAAAATACAGAATTGTATAAGGAATTTAGGCTATTTAATGCTTTGGCAAAAACAAATGTAGCATCCACAGAGATTGCTGCAGCTATTTTAACAGAAGCGAAAAATGCAGCAAGAAGATTTAACAAGAAAAGGCTTCAAAAGGAAAAGTCAGCATTAATCAATGAGATTAATCATACAATAAGAGATAAAAAGTTTTATTATAGATCAGTTCCTGACTATAGACAATACGCAAATATTCACAATATGATTAATGAATGGCAAAAAGGTGATGAATCTAATCTTAAACTCATGGTTGAGTTAGAACAAGTATCTCTATCACACTTAATGGAAGAAAAAATTGACATTGCATACGATGATAGTAATATTGACACGAGACATACAAATGTTTTGGTTCAAAAAATAATGACAAAAAAGATAAATGAAAAATATTCTGGAATGACAAAAGATCAAAAAGATATTTTAAAAGCATATGCGCTTTATGGCACTGACGATAAGTCACATGAACAGCTTAAACACATTTTGTCTGAAAAGAAAAGCAATTCTTTAAATTCACTTAAATTGTTTGTAAAGAAGAATGAAAACAGTCATTTGAATGGTAAGGTAAAGTTAGTTGAATCTAAAATAATAGATTTAAATGTTAATGAATTAGATGACAAAATGATTGTAAAGTTTTTGACGCTTACTGATCTTGTCAGAGAAATTAAATCAGGAGAATGAAATGTCGGAAAAAAAATTATTAACTGAATGGTGTCCTATTTCTATAGACAAGAACTTAATAAAAGAGTCTAAAGAAAAATATGGTAAAGTTCTCTTAAGGGGAATAATCCAAAGAGCCAATACACTCAATCAGAATGGACGGGTATACCCAAGAACAATTTTAGAAAGAGAAGTTGTTAATTATCAGAAGCTAATTCAAGAAAACCGAGCTATGGGCGAATGTGATCACCCAGAATCTTCTGTTGTTGAACTTAAAAATGTTTCTCATATAATTACTGAAGCGAAAATGCAAGGAGACAATGTATACGGTGTGATAGAGATACTTAATACACCTAGTGGTAAAATTATACAATCGTTGATTGAAAGTGGAGTGACGCTAGGTATTTCATCCAGAGGCGTAGGCTCTACGCAAAGGCAAGGCGACACACAAGTTGTGCAAGATGATTTTCAATTAATATGTTTTGATATGGTTAGTGAACCGTCAACACCGGGTGCTTTTATGATGAGCGAAGGAAAGAAAATTAAAGATTCTGATCTAAGAAAAACATTTAACAAGTCAGACAGGATCAATAGAATCTTTAACGATATACTACGATGGGAATTAAAATGAAGTCAAATAAACTTACTAAAACAGTTATCAAGTCTATTGTTAAAGAATGCTTAATTGAAATTCTTGCCGAGGGATTAATGACTGAGAACACTACACCTAATCGCTCAGCTAAAAAATCAAATAAGTTAAGAGAGTCTGTAATTAATGTTGCTGAAGGTCAGAGCAAGCTATTAAAAAGAAATAATAAACGCCCAACATATTTAGACAATATTAAGTTTGGTGAAGAAAAGATATCTAGTAACCCAAGATTTGAAAAAAATATTGATCAGCTAACAGCATCAATAACAAACGATCCAATTCTCACAGAAATGCTTAAAGATACAGCAATGTCTACACTTCAAGAACAAGCTGCAGCTGAAAATTCTAGAAGCACCATGCCACTAGCAAATGCAGATGCAGCACAAAAGCTTGTTAGTAAAAGCGAACCGGCAGATATCTTTGGCGCTGAAGCTAGTAGCAAGTGGGCAGCGCTAGCGTTTTCTGATTAGAAGCACAATAGATGAAATATTTTAGTTACATATTATTTTTTATAATAATTATATTATAGTTGAGTTAAGTTAAGTTAAGTTAAATCGTAGATCTAGAAATTTGGAGAACTATAATGAAAGTCAAAAAATTAACGCCTGCAACGCTAAAAAGAATTATTGCAGAAGAAAAGTATAAGTTGAAAACTGCTGCTATTAGAAAAAAATCATCATCAAAAAAAGTAACAAGAAAAAAGCTTGTTGAAACTTATCTTAACTTATTAAAGCAACTTGATAGCAAGCAAAGAAAAAATCAAAATAGCATTAAAAAAATTAATGAAGCTAAAAAATTAATTAAAGTTGCTTTGTTAAAGAGGATTAAGTAATGCCTGAACAAAAACAAATTATTGTTGAAGTTCCACCGGCACCAAATAAGCCTATGGGTGCAAGAAAAGATGTTAATCTAACTTCATGCTTTCCAACATCACCAGTTTATACAGGTGAGTTAAATGATATTCAACGAAAAAAAGAATATACAAAACTTGCGCTAGACGGCGATGTTGCAGTTAACGGAGGACCGCTAGCAGGGCCGGGCAATGGGCTAAATAGTTTTAATAGAGACTTTCCAGATGCACCTAATTTAGAAGATGTTGATATTGCTTCACTTAATATACCTTCGCCTTACATGCCAAATCCTACATCGCCCGGGCCTGGTAGTATTAATGCCAACGATAAACCTGCATATACTGGCGAAGTAATGGATCCTGCACTTAATGTAGAATTTGGAACGGGATTAGGCGGTTTAACTTCACCATCAAAGACAGCTAAAGAGATAAGTAAACAAAATACGTTAGGTACATACATCAGTGGTAAATCTTATTTAGGCTCTGACGGAGTTAATTAATGAAGTCTTCTTTGTATACTTTTGAAGGTTATGGGTCGCCTCATGATAGTCTAAAAGGTCACACTTACGGTTCTCTAGAGCCTTCTGGTAGAAGTCATACTTTTCCAATTTATACTGTCATACCTGAAGAATACGAAGAACTTGACGACTATGTTGATGAACTTCCTGACAATGACGTCCAAATAGGAATAGAACGCAAGCTAGGAATGAATTATTTGGGTGGTACAGATGCATCAAAAAATCATTCTGCTTCTTCTTTAGTGGGCAACAATGCAATTCTAGAGTGGCAAGACGAAAACATGCCACAGTCTAGGAATGGAATGGCACCTTTTACGCATAGACAGCTATATCCAAACGGTATGGGTTTACCTATAGGCACTGGCGGCTCAGATCAAGCATTTAAGAGCACTGGTAACTATAGATATAAAGGAACGGAAAAAGGTAGCTCTAGGCCTCATAAATTAATGACTGATATTGAAGATGATAACATATATCATTTAGAAGATTTAACAGATCCGATGGAACGTTCATGGCGACGACAGCAGCACGCAGTTCATGCTGTTTTAAACTATATTAATGAATGTATGTTAGGATAAATAAAATGTTGCAGAATACATATAAACATGTAAAAATTGTTGTGGAGATCAAATAATGTCAAGCAAACTTTTCGAAGAAGCAGTTGCAGATGCAAAGAAGCTTAGATACGTAGCAGAAGAAAATGCTAAGAAAGCTATTTTAGAAGCTGTGACGCCAAGAATTAGAGAATTTATTGAAGGACAATTGATGGAAGATGATCATGAAGATGACAGTAATGAATCTATATCATCAAATATAGAAGAAATAGAAGGCGATTTAGATGAAGAAATCGTACTAAACGAAGATTCTTTAAAATCTTTAATTAAAATGTTAGGTGGCGAGAAAATATTAAATTCCTTAAGCGAAGGAAAAGATGTTGTTGATGCATCTGTTAAGCAAGCATTATCTAATCTTTCTAAAAAAGAAAGAACAAAACTTTTAAATTTAGCAGATAAAATTAATCAAAGTGCTAATATTTTAGAAAACAAAAAATCAAAAAATAACATTGAATCTAATCAGGAGAACAAAACAATGTCAAATAGTGAAAAATTTTATGAAGTAGATCTTCAGGCGCTTCGTGAAGCTATTGAAGAAGAATCAATAGGACTGGAAGGCATAGATCCCGAAGATATGATGGAAGCCGAAGAAGAAGAAGAAAACGAAGGCTACGATTCAATGGAATTAGATGAATTAATGAATGAAATTCGTCTTGTTTTAGACTTAGGCGATGAAGTAGAAGGCGACGATCTTCCTGAAATGCTTAGAGGTATGATAGAAGAAGATGAAGCTGAAGACATGGATCTAGAAATGGAAGATGAAGATGCTGATCTAGATACTGATCTAGATACTGATGAAGAAGATGAAGAAGAAGATGCTGATGAAGATCCGGCTGCAATGTTTGGTGATGAAGAAGAGCAGCTAGCTGAAACTTTTGAAATCGATCCTAAAATGTTAAGACAAGAATTATCTAGAGTACGAAGAATGATTAGAGAAGGCAACGTAGCTGATACGTTTGGTGGAAAAGGTGATGCTAAGGCAGGAATCGATGGATCATTCGGCGGAAAAGGAAAGAAAAATGCAGGAGTTAAAGGTGCATTCGGCGGTGGCAGTGAAGGTCAAGATCCGTTTGTTAACCCACCTCAAATAAACAAATTAAACGAAGCAATTCGTAAACTGAGACGTCAAAATCGATCTCAGACAGAGAAACTGAATAAATACAGAGGGGCAGTTAATACTCTTCGTGAACAGTTGGAAGATCTCAACCTATTCAATGCAAAATTACTTTACGTGAATAAGCTACTTCAAAATAAGGCTCTTACTGAATCACAGAAAAAGTCAGTCATCAAGGCACTTGATGAAGCAAATAGCTTGGTAGAAACAAAAGCATTGTACAAGTCATTAACAGAATCTTTAGGCAATAGCCGAAAAGCTTCAATTAATGAGTCAGTAAGGTACGGTAGTTCATCTAAGACTACTACATCAGCCGGAAGCAAAAGAACCGATACAGGTGATTTAGGCAGATGGCAAAGACTTGCGGGACTTAAGTAACGCAAAGCTTATTATAGAAATCTATTCAACTGTTTAAAAGGAGACAAAATTATGTCTAGAGAATTTACATTAGGTCAATTGACTGAAGGCATCCGTGAACGTCACGTTGGTGCTGAAGGTAGTAGACTTATTAACAAGTGGACACGAACAGGATTGTTACGTGGCCTTAACGAAACAAAGCGTGAGACAATGTCTCGCCTTTTAGAAAATCAAGCAGCACAACTGCTTCGTGAAACAAACACAATGGGATCTTCCGGCGCAGCTGGAAACATCGATGGCTTTTCCAATATCGCATTTCCAATCGTACGTCGTGTATTCGGTGGTTTGGTTGCGAATGAATTGGTATCAATTCAGCCAATGAGCCTTCCAAGTGGACTTCTTTTCTACTTAGATTACTCTTACGGATCTGATGTTGGTGGCGATACTGAAGCAAATAGTTCATCTGCTTCTTCATTATCAAAATCAAAAGTTGCAACTTATGATACTGGTGATTCACTTTTTGGTGATCCTAACGGAAAAGCAATTCGTGAAGGTGCAACAGGCATCGGCGGTATGTACGACCTTGCAGGTTCATCATACTCTAAAGTTCACAAAACAGCAGCATTAACAGGTGGAAGAGAAGCTCATCTTGCAGCAGCCATAACCACAGAACCACTTATCTATTCAGGTTCTTGGGGTACAGGTGCAACTCAATCTGCGTCTATTGGCGGAAATTTAGGTACATCAGGCGCTGATGGTAAGTTGTTACAATTTGATCCACAGATCACAAAAGAAATTGATGAAGGCTCAAATGTATATACTGCATTGGTTATTGGGCTAGCAAACGCTGTTCATGCTGATTTTGATGTAACAAATGCTAAGTCTTATTCAGTTCATACAGGCGATGGCACCGGTCTTGTTGCCTTTCATGGTTTGACAGTTCCTGGAGCTTCAATTCAAACAGGAACAGGAATTCGAAATATTCGACGTCTTAATCAGGTAGGTACATTATCTGCTGCTAACGTTTTTACACCGAACCCATTTGTAATTCCTGGAACAGCAGCTTCTGGTGGTACAGTAGGAGGAGCACTTCTTACAATTTGTCAAGGAACTTTGGTCTCTGCAGCTGGTATTACAGATGACTTGGCTTTAGGTCTTACAGGTTCTTTTGCTAAGTCAGATTCAGTTACTACTACTGATGCTGGTGGTGCTGGTGGTGTTGTTACGATTCCAAGTTTTGAATCAGACTTCGCTTCAACTCCGCAACCTATCATTCCTGAAATCGATATTAAGATTGAAAGTATTGCTGTTACAGCCGCAACTCGTAAGTTAAGAGCTCGTTGGTCACCAGAACTCGCGCAAGATCTTAATGCTTATCACTCTTTAGATGCTGAAGTTGAATTAACTCAGATTCTTTCAGAGCAGATTGCATTAGAAATCGATCGTGAAATTCTTAATGATCTTCTTGTTGAAGCTCAAGGTGCTAATTACTACTGGTCACGTATTCCTGGTAAATTTGTTAACAAGACAAATGGTGTTGCACAGACTGCAGCTTCTACACTTGCTCAGTATCCTACATTTACTGGTACAGTTCGTGAATGGTACGAAACACTTGTTGAGACTATTATTGATGTTGCAAACCAGATTCACAGAAAGACTCTTCGAGGAAGTGCAAACTTTATCGTGGTTTCTCCTGAAGTTGCTACAATCTTCGAGGCGTCTGTACTTTACAAGCCTTCTCTTAAGATTGACGGACAAGGACAAGTTGGTATGCCAATGAATCTTGGTGCTGAAGCAATTGGTTCATTAACAAATCGTTTCACAGTTTACAAAGATCCTTATTTCCCAAGAAACAAGATCCTAGTAGGTTATAAAGGTGGTTCTTACCTTGAAACTGGTTATGTTTATGCTCCTTACGTTCCTTTGATTGTTACTCCTACCATCTTCGCTCCAGAGGATTTCACCCCAAGAAAAGGTGTTATGACTCGTTACGGAAAGAAAATGGTTCGCGCTGACTTCTACGGAACAGTAACTTGCATGGATATGGATATTATCTAAAAATAATTACCTTTATTGGTAAACAGTTAAGTCATACTAAGGCGCCTTCAAGAAGGCGCCTTTTTTATTTATATGTACATCTAGTAATATTGCTGTATACTTGTATCGCGAACATTAAAAGGAGAAGCTTATGCCTCGTATAAAGAAAAATAAAAAAGATATTGTAGAAGAACAAGAAGACTCTTCAGAAGAGGTTGAAGATTCTGAAGATCATCAAGTTGTGATGCTAGCTCAGGGCGAAGAACCTTCATCATCAGCATTAAGATTACAGCTTTTAGGATTGTCAAAAGATATTTTAGAACATCAATCGCATCTATCGTGGGAAACACATACAAGATTCATGGATGTTTCAATTAATACGATCATTGAAGGTGCAAGAGAACTGTTAGACTTTGTATATGAAGATTACGAATAAAATATTTTTTAGTTGTATATAGATTTTAAAGCTGCATTGCAGCTTTTTTATTATTTAATTTAAATTAATAAGCTGCTGATGCTGCTTTAAAGGATCTCGTTATTTTTGATATATATATTTATATAGTAAAAGGTGGAGTAATATGATTGCAATTCTGGTTGGCTTAATGATGAAAAATGGGTATGCTCATGAGCCAACGACCGGTAATAATGAAAAAGTAGGCGCAACAATTATTGTTGAGGCACATAGAGACTTAGAGATTTATGTAGCACCAATAAAGATATCAATACAGTCTTCTGTAGTTGAAGCTGTTGTATCTGATAAATCTGTTTTTAGTTATACTAATAGTTTTTGGAGAAATGCAAAAGTAAGAAACAAAAGAGGAGCATGGGAACCGATAATAATGCATCATAATGTAAATGTTTATGATAAAGATACAATAAAGTATGCATGGGATGATTGTGACTATATCGCAGATCATAAGAAATGTGGATATAAAAATGATCATATGACTGTTGAGACGTTTATAACAATTGATGATCATCAAATAACTGTTAATATGATTCTTTTTGACTCTTCTATGACAGTCATTAATCAATCAACGTACACTAGCCAGTCAAAAGTCAATTGGATACGTCAGCAAGAGATATCTGTTGTACAACAGCAAGGAATGATGGGATCACAAACAATGACACATATACCAAAAGAAGAATTGCCGTTAAAGTGGTTAATACCTACAAATTTAATGAACAAACATATACATCAAGCTGCATTAGGTCTTTGGCTAGGCGCTAAGATTGACTAGTCTTTTTTAAGTATTTTTTCCAAGAATGCTTTTCCCTACAAATAAGGTAATACTTTTCAGTTTCATTTTGATATGCTTCACGCTCAAAAGGAATAGCCATATAAGCCTCACCAGATGTCATTCCTGATACTCTGCCATGCAGCCAATAGTAAACATATAGCAAGTAAAAAACAATGATCCAGAGTTCACGTTGTTGTGCTAGGTGTATTTTTTCATGATTGAGTGTTGTTTCACTCATTTTTTCTTTACATATAATAAAAGGGTATAAAGTGATTGCGTATATGTTGATAAAGATTGACAGGTACTTTGGTATTTTGCTGTCTTGAATTATAATTGGTCGCATCATCTCACTCTACAAAGCTAACTATCTAATGATAGAATATTTAAAAAAAATATATTAAACTATATTGAAAATTAATCTTTTTATAGTTTCTATTCTCCTGTTATAATTATAATCGTCATAAATTATTAACAGGAGAATATCATGGCCGGTAAAACAAAAGTAGCAAAAGCTACAGAAACACATAATCATGAAGGCTTAGAAAAAGAAGTTGCATTACTCAAAGAAGCAGTTGTAATGCTTAAAAGTCAATTAGCAAAAGCTTTGGCTGTGAAATCAAACAAAGATCCAAGGGTTGATGCTATCATTGCAGAGCTAGCTCAGATTAAAGCAGTTAAACAATCTATTGGCAACGATTCACGTGTTAACGTGTTAACAACAGAATTAGCAAAGTTTAAAGTAGCTAATGATGAATTACATTCCCAAGTAAGCTCATTAGCCGGATCTTTAAAAGAAATAAAACAAGATATAAAAAAAGCGCTAAGAAGATAATCATATTGATTTAAAGTTATCATAGATTAGCAAAATATTTTAATAGTAGATATATAATAGTAGGCCCGACACATTGCATAAAGCTGACCTCGCCAGCGTGACGGAATCTTGCGAACAAGTAAACTCTAAAACAAATCTAAAAAATAGGAGAAAAT